GCACCGGCAGGGGCGTTGCATTCTCCCCCGCTGGTGATGCGATTGCAGTGGGTCATGACAACAACCCCTACATCACCGCCTATCCGTGGTCTGCATCAGGATTTGGCACAAAGTACACCAACCCTGCGACGTTGCCTCCAAGCAACGGCAACGGCGTTGCATTTTCACCCGCTGGTGATGCTCTTGCAGTGGCTCACATCTCCTCCCCCTACATCACCGCCTATCCGTGGTCGGTATCAGGCTTCGGCACGAAATACACCAACCCTGCGACGTTGCCTACAGGCACCGGCAGGGGCGTTGCATTCTCCCCCGCTGGTGATGCGATTGCAGTGGGTCATGACAACAACCCCTACATCACCGCCTATCCGTGGTCTGCATCAGGATTTGGCACAAAGTACACCAACCCTGCAACGTTGCCTGCAGGCGAGGGCAACGGCGTTGCATTTTCACCGGCTGGTGATGCTCTTGCAGTGGCTCACGCCTCCTCCCTCATCACCGTCTACCCCTGGAACTCCTAATGAACAAACTCTCCATCCTCACCCCCGCCCTTGAAGGCCGCGACCAAGAACTGCTCACCTATCAAATCAACATCGACAACTACCGCTTGGCCATCGCCAAAATCAATGCCGATCACGCCGATAACCACGACCTTCTCGCATTCCGTGATGATCTACAGGCTCGCCTTGACGAAGAACTCCGCCAGCAGCTTCGCGCTCGCATTATCCGCGACGTGATCGCGGAGCAAGTTGCCGAGCTGTCCACACAGGAGGAACTCACCCCATGAACTACATCCACATCACTGCAGACGGTCAGCCTGAGTACCCCTACAACCTCTGGCAGCTTCGCAAGGCACACCCCAACATCTCATTCCCGGCTGAACCGACCCCGGAAGACCTGGCGCCATTCAACGTCTTCCCCGTCACCATCAACCCTCAGCCCGATGGTTACAACCGTCGCCTGCAAACCATCGAGCAGCTCCCGCCAGTGCTCGGTGAAAACGGCTGGGTGATTGACTGGGCGCTGCGCGACACCACCCCAGAAGAGCAGGCCAGCTACGACGCTGCTCACACCCCTGAGCCTCAGTGGATGAGTTTCGGCATTGAGCTGGCAGCTAATCCTGCCATCTCCGAGCTGTACGACAGCATTCCCACTGCACTGGCCAATGGCCTGAGCATCGGCCTGTCTGAAGCCAGCAAGGGTGACACCAGGCTGTTCATTGGCTTGTGGCAGCGTGTGCTGGCTGCTGGCGGTGTCTCTGCTGAGTTGTTGGGAGAGATCGGGGCGCTGGCCTATCAGTTCAACCTGCCTGCTGGCTTCGTCGCTCAGATGATGCCGCAGTCTGAGGCATGACCAACCCAGCACCCAGCATCCGGGAACAGATCCTCACCAGGATCGCCACCGTCACACTGCTTGGCACGGTGCAGGTGGGCAGCAGGATCTACCGCAGCAGGGTGCAGGCCTACTCCAGATCAGAGGCCCCAGCGATCACCGTCAGCCCTGGCGATGACAACCCGATCAACGCACCACGCACCATCGGCGCCAGCCTTGGGCGTCTCGATCAGGCGCTGCCGGTGCTGATCGAAATCTACGTTCGCGGTGATGTGCCCGATCAGCTGGCCGATCCGATCGGCGTTGACCTGCACGCCCGGATGATGGCCGACCGCACCCTCGGCGGCCTGGCGCATGACGTGCAGCCTGATGGCTGGGCGCCGCAGTACGAACCAGCTGATGCCACAGCTGGATGGATCGGCCATCGCTTCCTGATCCGTTACCGCACCCGTGACGATGCCATCAATCTGGCTCCATAGCCTGATGGTGCGGAAGCTCACCCCATCTCATGGCGGCAGATTCATTCTTTGAGCATCACGGCCAGTCCGGTGAGTACGTGATGCTGCCCAGCGGTCAGATGGTGCCCGCTGCTGAGGTCGTCGCGCCTGTTGAACCTGCTGAGCTTGCCAAGCCTGTCAAGACTGCCACCAAGGACTGATGACTGCTCTCCTGATCCGTAATTCGTTCTTGCTGGCCAAGACGGAAACCGCATACGGCACGCTCGCCTCTGCGATCGGTGCATCCGATGCGGTCAAAATCATCTCGATGGAGGTCAACCCCATCACCGGTGATCGCGTTGAACGCAACCTGATCAAGGGATTCCTTGGTGCCGACCGTCAACCGCTCACCAATGAGCACGTCGCAGTCACCATCACCTTTGAGTGGGGCGGCTCTGGTGTTGCTGCCACCGCGCCGCGGTTCTCGCCGCTGCTGCTGGCTGCCGGCATGAATCTGGCCGCATCGGCTGAGATCACCGGCACGGCCACTGCAGGCGGCGCCAACACCATCACCCTGGCGGACCTGGGCGGCAGCAACCCAGCGACTGACGCCTACGTGGGTTTCCCGATCGAGATCACCAGCGGCGTCAACTCCGGCGACAAGGGCGTGATCGTGGCCCACAACGGCACCACCCGAGAGGTGACGGTGGTGGCGTCCACGGCATCGTTCACCGGCGGCGCAGTGAACTACAAGATTCCCGCGCTGTCGCTGTACCAGCCGATCAGCACCTTTGGCAACGGCTCCAGCTGCACGCTGGTGGCGGTGAAGGATCAGAACGTGCACCGCATCGAAGGCTTCCGCGGCTCCCCGGCGCTCAACTCACCGCTGAACAGCTACGGCACCTTCACGATCACCGGCATCGGCAAGTACGTCACCCCAACCGCCAAAAGCTCTGAGAGCTTCACCTACGGCAACCAGGCCGAGCCGGTGCCCGTCACCCCGCGCCACACCAAGGCGCTGCGGTTCCAAGGCTACGGGCCCTGCACCGAGGGCTTCACCTTCGACTGGGGCCTCACTACCTCGTTCCGTTCGCTGATCAACTGCGAGCCTAACGCCCGTATCACCGATCGCCCGAACCCCAATGGAACGCTGACGATTGAGAATCCGCCGGTTGCGACCAAGGATTACTTCTCTGCTGCTGCTGACAACAGCGGCGCCAGCGATGGCCCGTTCGTGGTGCAACAGGGCACGGTAGCAACGGAAAGCTCCATCTTCTTCTGCCCGAAGGCTGCGATTAGCGGCGATCTGTCGTTCAGCGATTCTGATGGAATCGACATGCTGCAGATCCCGTTTACTGCGCTGCCCAAGACGCAGAACGACGAAACCCGCCTGATCTTCTTCTGATTCGCCATGTTTCACCTGTTTCAGCCCGACCACATCGAGTGGCCGGTGAGTGTTGACCTGCCGGCCAAAGGTGGAGTCAAGAAGCCCTACAAGTTCACCGCTCATTTCAGCGTGCTCGATGAGCAGGACGCGCAGGCGCTGCAGGATCAGCACAATCAGATGTTGGTGGCGATGCGCAAGCGCATCGAGGTGCTGCAGGGCTACGCCAAGGATGAGGATGCCTCGCTGAGTGACCCGCTGCCCTGCACTTATCAGGACCTGGCTGATGAGGTGCTCTGCGGCTGGGGTGATGAGGTGGTGGGCGAGGATGGCGAGCCGATCGAGTTTAACGACGCCACCAAGGCCCAGCTCTACCGTGTGCAGGGCGCCAGCGCTGCGATCTTCAAGGCCTGGCTAGAGAGCCTGGGCCAGCCGTCTGAGAAGGCCGCCGCGAAGGTCGGAGGGTTCCGCGCAAAAAACTCATAGACGCGGCGCGGTTCCTCGCCGCTGCCGCGAAGGGTGACCCAGCCGACGATGGCAAGGATGCGGCTGATGCTGCAGCGGTGTTCGGCCTAGCGGTGCCTGAGGTAGAGCAGCGACCGGAAACGTTCGGCCTGCTGGCGGAGAACGGCGAGGCGATGGGGTGGTTTATGAAGCTGCAGACCCAGTGGCGGATGGGGATGAATGGCCCTGTGGGGCTGGACTATCAAGTGTTCTTCCTGTGGGCCAAGGATGAGGGCGTGAAGCGCAGCGATCGGCTGTGGCTGCTGGAGGATCTGCGGTTGGTGGAACGGGAGTTCTTGGGGGTGATGAGGGCGGATCCGTAGGCTGATCTCAGGAATGGCAGCCGAATAGAGCATGGCCCGGATGAGCCTGGATACCGCCATCCGGCTCTCGGCCGAGGTGAAGGGCGGCGGGAATATCGACCGGGTGAAGAAGTCGCTGCAGGATCTGGGCAAGAACAGCCAGACCACGGCACGTGAGATCAGCACCTTGCGGGCGGCCACGTTTCAGTTCGCCCGCGCCAACGACAACACCATCGCCGGGATCCGCAGCAGCATCGGCGCATTCCGTGGGCTGCAGGAGCAGGCCAAGATCGGCAGCCGCGAGTTTCAGCGGTACGGCGCCGAGATCCAGAAACTCGAAGGGAGGCTGCGGGGGCTCGACACCACCGCCACCGCAGCTGGTGATTCGATGGGCCGCAGGTTGGCGGCAGGCCTCGCCAGCAGCCTGGCTACCATCGGCGCTGGCAGGGCCATTGGCGGATCGCTGGGCGCCGTGGTGGCGAGTGAAGAATCAGAGCGGCGGTTGAGGTCGCTGTCGCAGGGGCTCGACGATTACAGCAGGGTACAAGCCGCCGCCACTGCTGCTGCGCAAAAGTTCGGCACTGCGCAGACGCAGGCCAACCAAGAGTTCGCGCAGATCTACGCCAGGCTGCGGCCAATCGGGCTGACGCTGGAGGAAGTCAGCACCGTCTACAACGGCTTCAACACGGCGGCCAAGCTGAGCGGCACCACCTCAACTGAGGCAAGCGCGGCGTTCCTGCAGCTGAGCCAGGCGCTGGGCACTGGCGTCCTGCGCGGCGAAGAGCTGAACAGCGTCTTTGAGCAGACCCCGGCAGTGGTGCAGAGCATCGCTCAGGTGATGGGTGTGCCGATCGGCCAGATCCGCGAGCTGGCGAAGGAAGGCAAGATCACCGGCGACATCGTGTTGACAGCCTTAGGGCGGATTGAACGCGACGGCGCCCTCAAGCTGGCCGAGGCGATGAAGGGCCCGGCGCAACAGTTCCGCAACCTGCAGATTGCGGGGCAGGAGCTGCAGATTCAGTTCGGGCAATCGCTGCTGCCAACCACCATCGCGCTCACTAAGGCGGCGACCGGGCTACTGGAGCAG